GATGTAGTATGGGATGGACAATGCGGAATATTGAGTTCATTGCGAAGAATGGACTTCAGGCTCACCGAGAGATGTATCTGAATCGCACCCGCCGGTCGTAGACATCGGATTCCATTTCATTCCCGGATTCCATTTCATTACCGGATTCCATTTCATTACCGGATTCCATTTCATTCCATTCCATTCCATTCCATTCCATTCCATTTCATTCCATTCCATTTCATTCCATTACATCTCATAACACGGTAACGTATCAACATTCATAATAATATGTGTATTCTTACCTTCTTTCAAGAACTTCGCCGCCAGTGCCGCGTGTTTCTTATATTTTTTATACGTGATTTTATACGCATCGAATATCGGATTATGAATCTCGGTTGAAGGAATGTGATTGTGAACCGATCTCGTAATCATCTTATACAATTTGAAATCCGGGTATCGTTCCTCGCCACTCGATTTATACAGCACATTACGTCCTTTATCATCCATCGTCCATTTTACAATTAACCGAATAACTGGGTCGGATTTACACAGTTTTTCTACCTTACGGAGGTCATAAATAAAATAGTCGAACAGAGCACACGCGAACCGGCACAAATCAAAACTATAATTCGGTTCTACAGTAGGTTTATCCGCATTATAATATGGCGGGAAGTTGTATTGTGTAGCTGCGTCACCTTTGGGGTGGAAACTGTCACTACATATGAGTTCACCACGGAACTTATAAATCGCCCGGCCGAAATCAATGATTTTGAAGATGCGACCATACGTGGGGACTTTATAATACTGTTCCTCATAGAGATAGTAAAGGAACTCTTCAGTAGTTTCAATAAACATAACATTATTTGTATGAAGGTCGTTATGTGTAAACGCAAACATCTTCTGGTATATTATGAGTGTCATAATAACCTGGAATAAAATAGATGTCCACTCTTCTTTCGTGAGTTCATCCGTCATCATAATATGATCGAGTGTGCTTACACACTTTTCAAGAAGAATCGCTTGGACGGGGAAATCTTTTATTTTAACGGTGATATTTTCATCATCACTATCGTATGATTCATCTTCGCTCTCGCTGCCACTGCTGCCGCTGCCGCCGCTGCTGCCGCTGCCACTGTCCTCGTGACTGCCGTTGTCGCTGTCCTCGTCCTCGCCACCACCGTCCGGAAATGAAGTATCATCTACTTTAATCGTCTCATTGATTTCGTGATTACTGCTCCCCCCATCGGTTTCATCTTCACCATCAATCGTAGTATATGATGAATTCGACTGCGATGAGTCGCTATCACTAGAATAGTCTTGATCTCTCGTTCTATCTTTATGATTCAGTTCCGTCTTTTCGCCATCATTGTCATCATCACAATGAATCTGCTGCGTTATTAGCTCATCCACATTTAATTCGACCATCTCTGTGCTTGATGTTGGTGTATCAATAACGACACACTCGGATTCCGCGACGCCTTGTGTTTCGATACGAATATCTACTGTCTCAAGAATATGAAGCCGATTTTTAAGATCTGGTATGTCATCGGATTGGTGGATATAACTATCTTCACCCGTAGAACCAATCATCGGTTTTAACTTATTACGGAGTTTCATCAATTTACTCGCATTGATATCCGAGATGTCGCTTTCATCTTCGCCGAATTGTGAATAATCGATTGTGAATAAGTTGTTCTCATATTTATTAAAAAACGAGCATCCAACAAGATACTCGATATCATCAAACACATTCGTGGAAAACTCGCGTTGTTTACATAAATAACTGCCATAATAATCAAGTCCGTGAACGACTCCGTGTGTATGAAGTGTTTTGCTTGTTAAATAAGAGAAAAACCCGTCAACATACGACGCATTGTTTACGTTTAGCATTTTCTCTTCACAATCCGTGGAACTCGAATTGTATTTGGGTAGCGACATCGTTTTTGTCTCTTGAATATTGTATTTACCCGATAAATACCGGATTGGGTCAAGTAGCGGCGAATATTTCACGAATATCGGCGCATTATGTGTATTGCCAGCGTCATCCCCAATCACCGTTTCAAGATGGTTTAGGGTTTGATTCGTTTCGGCGTGTTCACTCGAATGCTCGATAATATTCTGTAAATAATATTTTTGGTTCAATTGGATACTATTATAATTCGACTCATTAATATCGAAAAATCGCGAATAAATCGGAGTAAAATTCTGGATATCGAATAACAGCGCGGTTTCTATCTTATCCGGTGTATATTTATGTTTCCGATAATGTAATTGGAATAATGTCGGCGACGTCTGTGTCGGTGTCGGTGTCGGTGTCGGTATTGGCGAAGTCATTGTTCCTAAATGAAATACTGGTATGATTGTTAAATAGAAGTTATAAATTGATTTTAAACGGGCATTTCATTTCATTTCATTCCATTCGTAAAAAATGTCATTAAATAATATATGCCATTTTTATCACCATTTACTCGATTCGTCGTGATTGCGTGTAAATGAATTTAGAACTAGCAAAATTCGATATGAAGGCGATCAGCTTTCGCCCCGATGAAAATAAGGGACCCGTTATCGTTCTCATTGGACGCCGTGATACAGGTAAAAGTTTTCTCGTTCAGGACTTGATGTTTCACCACCAGGATATCCCCATTGGAACCGTGATCTCAGGGACAGAAGCCGGAAACGGGTTTTTCGCCGCACATGTCCCAAAACTATTCATCCACGATGCGTATAACACAGCAATCATTGAAAATATTCTAAAGCGTCAAAAGGCAGTATTGAAGCAGGTGAAGAAGGAACAGGATATGTATAAGAAGTCGTCCATTGACCCGCGTACATTTGTTGTATTGGATGATTGTCTGTATGATAACAAATGGACGAAGGATGTGATGATGAGGCTTCTCTTTATGAACGGGCGTCATTGGAAGGTGATGTTAGTCATCACAATGCAATATCCCCTGGGTATCCCTCCAAATCTCCGCACCAATATCGACTACGTTTTTATCCTCCGCGAACCATATATTGCGAATCGTAAGCGAATCTATGACAATTATGCGGGTATGTTCCCCACTTTTGAGAGCTTTTGTCAGGTGATGGACCAGTGTACCGAGAATTTTGAGTGTCTCGTCATCAATAACAATGCGAAATCGAACAAATTACAGGATCAAATCTTCTGGTATAAGGCACAACAGCACGGGCCATTCAAGCTGGGCAGTAAGGAGTTCTGGGAAATATCGAAGAATCTCGGTTCTGACGACGAAGGAGAGCAGTCGTATGACCCAAACGCCTCGAAAACCAGTAAGGCACCGAAGATTAACGTGAAGAAGAGTAAGTGGTGATGGGAAACCGCTCTCACGATGGCGAGAGCGGTTTGTTGAAATTAGCATTTTAACCCTATTTCTTGCTTTTGATTTATAAAAGCAATCGTCATTTTTGCCGTTGCTTTCATAAAACCGCTTTTAATATATGAAAGCAACTGATATCCGACACATCGCTTTCGCAATCTTGCTTTTTATTTATAAAAGCGACCATATTCTACCAAAGCTTTTATAAAACCGTTTTTAATTTTTTAAATCAACACTGCAACTTCAGAACAATCTCATATTTATGTCATTCAACACATCCGACAAGTCAAATCCAGGTTTGTTTGGATTATAACGTATGATTACGTAACCCCGATTATTAATGAATTCTTCTCTCGCCGCCTCCTCCGCGATAGACCGGTCGCTATGTCCGTATTCATCACATTCTACAACGATTTTATTTTGCGTGAAGCACAAGTCTACCCTATACGGTCCAATCTGAAACTGACGCGACATGGCACAAGCGCCACTATACGCATTTTCAATAAACCCGATGGTCTGACCTTCGATACACATTGGGAATTTGACAACTTGTATTTGCTCTGACGCTGAAACAAGGTATTTGGTTCTGAAATTAAATGAGTTTTTCAGCAGTTCAAATGCTTCTTTCGTCAGCATATATACGATACGGTTATGACCTCCGTGTTTTCTCGTATCGCCAACACCAGTAACTCGTGACTTTATATAATGAATATTCTCTCGATAGTTCTTCTCCAAATGTAATGTTAATTGGACCTTTTGTGTCTTGAAATGACAAACCAACTCCTCCAAATCACGCGTGAACTCGGGCATAACGTAAATACGGTGTATTATATATTACAGAAAATATTACTCCTTTGTTTCAATTTTATCTTGCTTTATTTTCTACTACACTAATTAAAGTTTTTGTATTCGTTTTTCTTGCCCATATAAATATTTTGTATTGTATGTTCACTTGTAATTTTAATAATATTTTGAGTTAATTCATTCAACCAATCATACGTATCATTCCATACATCTTCTTGAATAATTCTTATTATAGAATAACCATTTTCATTCGCGCATTTTTCTTTGTATTGGTCATTTTCAAATTGTTCTTCTGGCGTTTTCCAATTACTGACTTGAATGAAATGTTGCGGTCCATCTAACTCAATAATAACCTTTTGTTCTTCCAAAACGAAATCAAATGGAAGAATTCTACTGGTAATTTGACTTTTACACCAATCCGCGCGAAACTGTGAAATAATATTTGGATAAATTTGTAATAGTTGTTCATATATTTTTTTTTCTGTTTTATTTACACAAATTGGACACCAAGAATTGGTTCCAGTAATTTGGTATAAATTACTTTCAAATTCGTGACCACATATACAATTAAACCAATATTTTGTATTTGCCGATTTAAACACTTGTCTTGGTTTTATATCACCATTTTTCTCGCTCCAGTATTTTGATTTCTCTTGTGAAGCAAATGATTTTTCAAAGCAGGTTTGACATTCTTTATTTTCACATAATTTTTGTGGAGGGTTTGAACAATAACAACACCAAGAATTTTTTCCAGTAATTTGGTTTATAGTGATTTCAATTTGATGACTACAATCGCAATTAAACCAATATGTATTACCAGAATGTTTGAAAACCTGTCTTGGCTTTACATCTCCATTTTTATCACTCCATTGATGCGACCTTTCGTGTGAAGCAAATGAATTTTCATAACAACTTTTACAGTCTTCATTTTCGCACATTTTTTTATTAGCACAATAAGGACACCATCTGTTTCCAGTAATACTGTATAAAGCAGTTTCAAATTGATGACCGCAAACAAAATCAAACCAATATTTTGTATGTGCTGATTTAAATAATTGTCTGGGTATTATATCACCATTTTTGTTGCTCCAATATTTTGATTTGTCGTTTGAAGCAAATGATTTTTCAAAGCAGGTTTGACAATCTTCTTTTTCACATAATTGTTTAGGTGGATTACTACAATACGGACACCAAGTATTTATTCCAGTAATATGAGTTAAATCACTTTCAAATTGATGACCGCAAACACAATGAAACCAATATTTTGTGCGTGAAGATTTAAATACCTGTCTTGGTTTGACATCTCCATTTTTCTCGCTCCAATATTTTGATTTCTCGTGTGAAGCAAATGAATTTTTAAAACAACTTGGACAATCTTCTTTTTCACATAATTTATGTGGGATCTTTGAACAATAAGGACACCAACAATTTAGTCCAGTAATTTTGTTTAACGAACTATTAAAATCGTGTCTACAATCGCAATCAAACCAATATTTATGTCCGGAAGATTTAAAAACCTGTCTTGGTTTTACATTACCGTTTTTCTCGCTCCAGTATTTTGATTTCTCTTGTGAAGCAAATGATTTTTCAAAGCAGGGTTGACATTCTTCATCATCGCATAATCGTTTTGAGTCGCACATTTTGCTTTATCATATAAATTTTATAACAAAATTTTGAATCAATTTAATTACATATTAATCAATTTAATTATATATTAACCTCTACAGATTTCCACCGCCAAAATGAGCCGCAGTGTAAAAGACAAAACAGTCTTCAATGATTATTATTACTGTGTAGCGGTTTAATCTGTTCGATAAACCGTATTACTCGCAGTAATAATAATCCACATTTTTTGTGGGTGTGTATAATTCAAATACTTATTTCTCCGCCTCAGCCCCTGTCAGTCTCGACAATCCGTGGTCATTATTCTTATCCATAACGACATCCTCGCTCTCAAACAGCTCCTTACGCATCTCTTCCACGGTCATCGACACAGACGCGGTATCATCACCCGCATTCCAAATGCCGCCGCCCGTGCCCGTGCCCGCACTGCTCGTGCTCTCATCCAGATCACGCGGCTTCGCATCGACCAACGTCTCGCCATCCTTCGCCAACATCTGCGTGAGCTTATTCCCGCTATCCTTCGCCAACTTGATATTCTCCTCAATCGCCTTCGCCTTCGTTTCCTTGACACGCTTATCAAACTCCGTCTTCGCCTGCTCTTCATTCTTCTTCTTCTCCGCCATCAACTGGTTCAAGGTCTCCTCCATATACTCAACCCGACCCGTCTTATACGCCTCTGGGTGGAAGGGAACCCACAACCCGACAGGACCGACGTAGACGTCGTGATTCGGGTCAACCTCACGCAACATCTGGCAACGCAATTCCGCCTCCTTCTGCGATCCAAACACACCACGCACCTTCAAACCGCGGATACTCGTCTGGAAATTATGCTTATCGCCAAATTCGTTTTCAAGATCATCCTCGTGCTTATCTAGGAACGTCTTGTATTCGTCATAGATGTTCGTCTTTTGTAGAGTCTCCTTTTCCTCTTTAGCAAACTCCTGAAAATCCGCGGAAATCTTGTCGAAATTCACATTGTATTTAAATGAAACGAAATTAAGGAACTGGACGAACTTCTCCATCGACTTTTGATAGTCCCAATAGTGAAGAAATTTCTCGAAAAAGAAATGGTCCTTCTGCTTCAAAATCGATTCTGGGGACACGAAAGACAAGCAAGCGAACTTTTGACCGGCAATCGGTTTATCCTCCTCCAACAAATCGATATATTTAGGATTGATCGATCCCGTTTTGGTTTGTTTCAGCTCAACGCCGAGTGGCACAGCAGCGGACGACGAATCAGACGATGAAGTAGCGTACATAATAAGAATCGAACGAAAATAACGACGGTATAATATACTACATTATTGTTGTTTAAGTGTTTTAAACGCATTATTTTCCATTCCGTTAATGGTAATTCATAAATAATAATTTCTTTCCATTATTTATAATAATATTTCAAATGACCGCTGGAGTTTTTGATTTAGGCGAACTCGTGAAGAGAACCATTAAGTATTTGGTGGAGGGTGTTATGGTGGCTATTGCCGCTTATGCTATCCCTAAACGCAGTTTGGCGTTTGATGAGGTTGCCCTTATCGCACTCACCGCTGCCGCAACCTTTAGTATCTTGGATACTTATGTCCCCAGTTTGGCCGTCTCTGCCAGGACTGGTGCTGGCTTCGGTATCGGTGCCAACCTCGTCGGCTTCCCCACCCCCCTCCGCGTGTAAAATAGCGTATTAATGCCGTCATCGAGATCACGGCGACGCGGCGACAATGACAATGACGTCTATAATATATACTTCAATTAGTATATATTACAGAATTATGGTAGTTTTACCAAAATTAAATGAATTACGGACATTTATAGGAATACCGCCTCCGAAAAAGGAAAGTGGTGCTGTTACTGAAATGCGTGAACGGTTCGGTTCGTATTATTATCATATCGTCGAACGCGATCCCGACCGATACCGCATCTTTATTGCTTTAGGGATAACCTATATTATAGTCCTGCTCGTTCAACAAAAACGTTATTCTTGGTGGTACCCCACATTTAATCTCACAATCACCGGGTTCGGTAAAATGTACCCCGATAGTCATACCGAAATAAATACCGTGGTCACTGAATATATTATGAAACGAATGCCAAGCGATGTCGCGTTTTTTCGATTGACCGATATGAACCCCGCCTCCGCATTCACGACTGTTATTAAACCCGAAGAAATGTCTGTCGCGGAAATGGACCGGATTATGACGGGTATGCGTGTCATGTTTATCACATTAACGCTGAAACGGATTTACAATCGCGCACGACCAGCACAGGTAGCACCCGAAATAATAAATGAAGAGAATGGAACATTATTACACTCGGATTCAGCAGATACGCCCTCATATCCATCAGGGCACGCAGTTCAGACGTATTATTTAGCGAAAATACTGTCCCGGAAATTTCCCGCCAAAACCCACGCGTTAATGGAAGTTGCGACCAAGTGTGCGAATATCCGGATTATGGCGGGGCTTCATTACCCGAGCGACCGTGATTTCGGGTGGTGGGTCGTGGATCATTATTTGACGGAGGTCTAGCCGCCGTCACCGCCGCCTATTCGGCGGATTCTTCGGCACCTCGGACCTTTGTCCTCGGTTCACCGCCGCCTATTCGGCGGATTCTTCGGCTACCCGCCGTCACCGCCGCCTATTCGGCGGATTCTTTACCAAGTCCAGCATCAACTTCTCATAATCCACCTCCTGTTTTTCTATATCACTATACCCCGGACGTTGTGTCACGCAAATCGGCGTTATAAGATACCAGCGATCAGCACGCTGAAGTTGTTTCCAATACGCGTCACACGCATAACTACTTACAGCACCAGGATAGACTTCAAATTGTGCGAGGCCTTCTTCAAAATTACGAAGTAATGTATCATAATATCGGCTACAAACCAAATAACATCCCGCGGTTTGGCAATTCGCAACCCGAAAACAGCACGGCGATTCTATCTTGAACGGCGGATAATTATTCCCAGCAAATAATACAACATCCCAGCTCTCTTGAAATCTCGCCAGAAATGAATTCACCTGATGAACCAGGATTGCCGGATGTTTCACCAATACGTCATCTTCCATAATTAAAACGTGATCCCATCCATTTTTTTTGGCGTGACGAATACACTCGATATGACTTTTAGAACAACCTATAGCACCGCGTTCGTGTTTAATCGCCGAAAATCGAACAATGGGGAAAAATGTGTATTCATTCGGATACACCCGTTGTAATTCTTCAAATTGTGATTCAAATAACGCACGCCTGTCGGTGCGTGAGTCCAAGTTGATATATATTGCGTGTTTGATGTCGGCAAATGTTCGAAGTGTCGTCGGTCTCGTCGGTATAAGCGGGTCGTCCATCGATACGTTATTTTATTCTAATAAATAATTGATATACAATGTTTATATTGTTTATACTAATCCGACTTAAAACCATCAGGCAATAATTCTTTATAATAAAATGATAACCGTAACGATTATGGGTGGGTTAGGGAACCAGCTATTCCAAATTTTCACCACAATCGCCGCCGCACTACGAAACAATGACACGTTTTTCTTTATACATCAGGACGAATTGGCAGGAAACCCGGGACATCCTCGATATACACACTGGTCTACATTACTCCGCGGACTGCGTTCATATCTTACACTATCAAATACAACTACCCAGAAAATGTTCCAGTCTTTACCTATCTGGAATGAAATCGGGTTTCATTATACGGCCGTCCCAACTGAAACCGCGAAATACCCAAAACCGCTTCGTCTTCACGGTTATTTTCAGAGCGAGAAATATTTCGCGGATAAATACTCGCGTGTATGCGACATGATTCAACTCCCGCAGCAACAATCTTGGATAAAACAATTGTATTCGAATGAATCATGGAGTGCGGATTATGCGGGCAATCCCGATAAAAAACGTACATTAGTAAGCATGCATTTTCGTATAGGTGATTCGATATATAATTTACATATTCACCCAGTTATGACAGTTGAGTATTATTATCGCGCAATGTCTCGTATTGTGGCGGCGGCCGATTCCGCATCCGCCGATTCCGCATCCGCCGATTCCGCATCCGCTCATTCCGCATCCGCCGATTCCGCCAAGGCGTCATACACATTTCTCATATTCTACGAGCCATGTGATAAAGAAATCGTCGTCAAGCATGTCGCACAGCTCCGGCAAATGTGTGCGACAGATATAAACGGACCTGCCTACGGTCGTGATATCCAATTTCATTTCGTCCGTGATACAATCGCCGACTGGCAGCAAATATTACTCATGAGTGTTTGCGACCATAATATCATCGCAAATAGCACGTTTAGCTGGTGGGGTGCGTATTTCAACGCGAATCCGCAGAAGGTCATTTGCTATCCTAGCGTTTGGTTCGGTCCCGGTGTTCCACATAATACGAAGGACCTGTGTCCTGAATCGTGGGCGAAAATAGAGGCAACGGAGGCACGCACTGGCACAACATAACACACGAAACAACTTAAAAAATAATTCATCATCATCATCATAACCCACGTCAATGAAGTATTCGGAATATTTCGACAATAGAAAAAACACGTTTGAAAAATCATATGAATTGATTTTGGAAAACATGGACCCAGAACATACGTATAACATCGTTGAATTAGGCACAAGTCGAAGTTTCGTTTCTGGAAAATATCAAGGTTGTATGAGAGCCGATACATGTTATTGGAGACCCAATGATCCGCATTATTGGGACTGGGGTGCGGGAATCTTCACAAAGGTATTTTCCGATAATTTAGAGGGAAAGAATTACAACTTGTATACCATAGACCCGAATCGCGATGCTATAAAAATTGTCAATACAATGTGCGGTGCCAATAAACACGTTAAAATCATATACGATTATTCAACTGAATTTCTGAAAAATATTGATTTCAAGATAGATTTTCTTTATATGGACCATATGGAAAGCAGCGAAGAGGCGTGCGTTCAACATCTAGCCGATAGTAAATATATTATTGAAAACGGTCTAATGAGTGAAAATGGCGTTATTTTAATCGATGATATCGGTGATAATGTTACAAACACCAAGGGGAAATATAGTATTCCGTATTTGATTGAAAATGGATACACCCAGATAGTCGCGGAGTATCAAGTGTTATTACAGAAAATCTAGTATGATATAATTATTTATTCTATGGGATATATAATTATATATATTATGGCGTTACAATTGTCAGATGTTCTCTCGGATGCTTCCATCGAACAGATTCTTTCTCTTCCGGAAGTCGTGGGTGCAAAGGTGCGAATCGACGCAAAAGAACGTGGGACCGAATATTTTTCAATTTCATTGACACCGGCCATAAAATCGCGTATATTCGAACGCATGGGTCTTGATTTAACCAATGTTTCTTCGGTTCCGATGCGTTGGATCAAGGGAGACACGCCTGCGCATCACGACAACGGTATCACTAGCTTTACCAATACGTATTTGACATATGTAACCGACAGTTATGGGAAACTCATCGTGGATGGGGTCGTTTATCCGATTGCGCGAGGGTATGGTTATGTTTTCTCCGAGGGTCTCTCCCACGAAACAATCGGAACCGGGTCCGAACCCCGACTTTTACTCGGTCCGATGAGTGAGACCGGTTTTGCGGTGGGTGTTATCGAAATAATTAATCCAGGTGGAACAACCGTATATTTACGACAAACCGCCGTAGGTCAAACTGTATCATATAGCACTGATCAAGAAACATGGGATATTTTTATTTGGCCTTGTTCTTTCGTAAATAACGACACATCATTAGGTTTATTAAATATCGAATTTATCACAGATATAACACTTGACGCGACAGGTGTAGGAGGTCTAGCCGGATATTTCATTTGCGGGTCCGAAAGTATTCGGTTTGGTTCAAGAACACTGAAGTCGGATGGAACGAGACCCATTATCACCATCGACGGTGTAACCGATTATCCGGGTCTCATTCAAAACGGCGGTAGTGTTTTCGACGGCTATAATAATATTTATGTTATGAATTTGGAGATGCGTGCGTCGGGCGGAACTACGCTTGTCGCTGATGGTGGATGGTTCGGACAGACGTATTTTGGAAAAGGAACAACCGCGTCCAATAACATTATTTTGAACTGCTGTTCTACCGGCGATACCGGCAATTACGGTGGCGGTATTGTCGGACGCTACGCTGGACCCGCGAAATTCGTGAATTGTTCTTCATCGGGCGTTATTGGAACATACGGCGGCGGTATTGTCGGGGCGGATTCGCCATCGTCGTCTGGCACCTTGAGTTGTGAGTCGTGTTGGTCTTCTGGTGTGGTCGGAACATATGGTGGTGGCATCGTCGGACAAACTACGGGAGCCGCGACTATCGTGAATTGCTTTTCTACCGGCACGATTGGTGTGAATGCCGGAGGCATAAGTGGACGGATGTCTGGTGGTAGTCATACAGTGAGCCAATGTTATAGCACCGGCGCAATCAGTATCCGCGGTGGAGGTATTATTGCCAGTGACCCGTATGTTGTAACCGTAACCAATTGTTATTCACTTGGATATATTGTTGATGGTGCGGGTGGTATTCTCGGAACAATCCCCGGCGGAAATAACACCATTAAAACGGTTACAAATTGTTACACGACCGGTGCGACTGCTGCGGCTTACGGTTATATTGTTCCAGGTTATACGAATGTAAATACCAACTTTACTGTAGGAACAGGAATTATTTACTTGTCAAGCAATTACGCAGAAGCGGCCAATGCGAGTTCAGGGTGGAATAATACTCGCGCGAATACTGTGCTTACTGGCTTCCCCATATCCTCTAGTGTGCCTGTAGGTATCAAGTGGGTATATGCCGGCGTAAATACACCCTACGAACTCATCGCGATGGGATATACGCCTTATACACGGTCGATGGTTTCGGGTGCCGCACCGCCCGCGATTGTGCGGGCATTTAGTTCGTCTGTTGTCGCAGGTTCTGCGACTTCTCCCGCAATCATCAGTGGAAAATCATACGCTATTTTACAGACCACTGGCGGAGATGTGGGTTCGCATGGAACCATCACCATCAATAGTTCGACCGGCGTTATTTCAACTACAGGTTCTACCGCATCAGGAACATATATCATTCGGATTCGGAACAACGGTAGTTATCATTATAGTACATATATGCTTATAGTTACGGTGCAACCCTATCGTCCTTATTCGATGTTCGGGTTATTCACGAATAACGCACAGGTGTATTATAAACCGCATAGTTTAGCGAGTGGCGGTGTGGGAGGAGTGCGTAATCATAGGCGGAAGGCACGCAGAACGTAAAACCCTATTATGATATAATCTTTTATATCCGCCGCCGCCGCCGCCACCACAGCCTCCCTCTACGGCGTCGCTATAAACTCCCAGTCCAACTCAATACATATCTGCTTCCATATCTGGTCTTGTTCGATCCGTTTCTCGCGGTCTTTCAACATCGGGAAAAACGGCAGGAATTCGCGTCGCCCCAGTAGCTCGCATAACTTATAAACGGTATAATAGTAATTCAGGAAATTCACCCGGTCATCAGGACAGTATTTCGCATACGGCCCCTGGATTTCCATAAACAGGTTACACAACCGGTCTTCCAAATCCGGCGTCATTACCGGAGGTTTAATCCCTAATTTATCTTTAATAAATGGAATGTGTTCGTAATATTTATTAAATCCCAGCTTCTTCATAATCTCTTTCGCTTTCTTATCCGTGAATTGGGTAATCTCAATCCGCTCTTTCTTGATTTGCTGTTTGATGCTTTCAAGCACATGGTCCGGTATCGATGTGGTCTCCTTCGCCTGAAACTGGGCGAGGATCTCGCGGAAATGATTGATGCGTTTATACGCGTAAAAACACGCCTCTTTAGGCGGTTCCTTATACGACGGTTTTTCATTATCGATGAGAAAAACGACATGCTTGGCACACTGGTTACAAACCATAATCCCTTCACTTTCGACAGGTATCATCTCTCCCTGCCTACAAAACTGACATATATCTGTAGGGTAGACATATTTAGAAATATCCATATAACTCTGGTCGATATTCGCCAGGTATTTCTCGACTGTATTATGCTGGATTTTAAACAATTCTTCGGTCTTCTTGGCCTCCGGCAAATTGAAGAACGCATTTAGGGATTTTGTTTTCATCGAACCGCCCGTCGTGATTGTTTTCTTGTTTTCGAAATACTCGAAGATATACTCACTGTTATGAAGGTAATAGTTTTTATAGTTTTGTTTATATTTCTT